AAGCTTCATTTGACATGGGTAATAGGTTTCTGATATCATATTTAAACATTCCAAAAAAATACAAAGACTTGCAAGAAATTACTGATACAAATACATTACATACAGTATTAAATAGCAAGGTTCTAATATAAGGAGATTATTATAATGAGTGGAATTTTAAGAATACAACAAGGCAGAGAAGAGCAAAAAAGACCTGATGTTTCATACACACCGGGTAAAGAAATTTGGTTTCGAGATGGAGACCAAGTATTTTTGTCTTCAATAGCCACTGGCGGTAATGATGATAAATTTTTAGAAGAGATTTATCTATACACATTTAGAGCTGGAAACAAGTTTGTGAATTTATTGAAAGACGACAGAGTTGACACAACTATTGTGCCAGACGATGTTAGAGCATCACATAAATTTGCTCTATGGGCATATGTACATCACATATTGCACGTTGAAAAGAAAAACGAAGATTGGACTGAGATAGAAGGTCCAGCGGGTAAGAAAATGTATAAAGAAGATGTAGACGACTATCGTGTAATTGCACTTAGTTTTGGACGAAGTGATTACATATGGAATCAGTTAGTAGAAGTTTATAACGATTGGGGAGCACTCAATAAAGGTGTTATAAGAATCAAAAGAACTGGTCAAGGTATGTATGACACATCTTACTCAATTACAGCTACCCCTAAAAGTGACGATATACCTGAAGACAGAAAAAGCGAGATTACTGAATTACCTGCTCTACCCGAATATTTTTTCGAGAGATATGGTAACTCTGCCGATGCAGCAATGGACATAGCAAAAGGTGCAGCAACCGCTGATGCTCAAGAACAACCTTTATTCTAGAGAAGCTGCAGTAACTGAAGAAACATTTGAACAAAATGTCAATAAGCTGAGGTCGGTATTAGAGGTAGCACCGACCTTAGTTGTTGATGTTGAAACAAACGGACTAGATTCTTTTGGTACTAACCAAATATGTGGAATTGGTCTTGGAGAGCCTACACTGGGGGGACTTACACAGTACTACCCCTTTAGACATCATGAAGGTAATAATTTACCCTACGATAACCTAGAAAAGCTTATATCTACTTTAAACGAGTTGGTACAAACGTACATTGGGTATAATCTTAAGTTTGATTTACACTTTTTAGAAAAAGAGGGTTTATCGGTTTTAGACAAAAAGCTTATAGATGTTATAGTAATGGTGCGTCTCGTGGAACATTCTGACACCAAAGAGTTGGGTCTTTCAGCTACGGGTAAAAGAAATTACGGACAAGAAGCCATTCAATATGACGATGATACTAAAAAAGTACTCAAGGCTAACAAAGGTTGGTTCAGAGACTTTTCTAAGGCACCTGCTGATATACTAGGTGACTATTGTCAAGAAGACGTAATATTGACCACTAGGATTTATAACGACTACTTAAAAAAGATACAAGAAAGTCAGCAAGTTTCTATATTTGACATGGAGTGTGAACTAACTAAGGTTCTATACGCTATGGAAAGACGAGGAATCTCTGTAGACAAACAGTATGCTTTAGATGTAGAAAAGCTTATTACTTCTAGATTACTTGAGGTTGAGAATGAAATATTAGGTATTTCTAATCGTAAACGGTGGAATTATGACATACCTATGTCTTCAAAAAAACACGAGGAAGATGAGTTTAATATTTCAAGTCCTAAGCAAATAGGTGATGTATTTAATTCTATGGGTATTGAGTCTCCGGTCAAAACTTCTAAGGGTCAGGATTCTTGGAATGAGGCGGCTCTTATAAATATTAATCATAGAATGGCGGGGTTGATAAGACAGTATAGAACATTAGAAAAACTTAAGTCTACTTATATATTGCCCTACACAGAGATAGATACAATGCATACTTCATTTTGTAACTGGGGTACAGCTACTGGGAGATTATCTAGTAGAGAGCCTAACCTACAAAACATACCAAGAAATCATTTTAAGTTGATTGAAAAACAGCTAACAGAAGATGATAAGCTAGACATAAAAGGTAAGATATCAGCTATGGTTGCCCAAAAGGGAATTACTATAGATAATGAATTATCTGATGATGTTCTTTCTACATGGTCATTTATAGGGGACGAATCATATGATGCTAGTGATAAAGACCAAATAGCTATACGTAGATTATTTATACCTAGACCTAATTACTCACTAGTAGGTTTTGATTACAGTCAGATGGAAGTTCGAGTATTTATGTCTTATTTCCGGAATCCAGAGATTGATGCCATACTAAATAAAGAAGATGTTGATTTTCACAGTGAGGCTGCTAAACTTGCATTCAAGATAGATGAGGACCACGATAGATTCAAAGAATATCGTCAATACGCTAAAGCTATAACCTTTGGTAC